GTTAATGATCTACATATATTTTCTACTTTTTCAAGATATTCAATTATTATTTCGGTTTCTTTTATTTGTTCGTCTATTTTAGATACTGATTCAGAACTATCTATCTTTCTATCAAGTGCGGCTTTTGGAATATTGCTCGGTATTCCATTTTCTTGTAATGTTTTTAAAACATCATTTTTTAAATTTTTCTTTTTTATCTCTAATTGATTTTTAGTTCTTTTATGTTCAATTAATCTAGCAACCCATTTATGTTTAATAGCAGGTAGCATTAATTGTTTTTCTAAAAGCTCTATTCGATCTAATTTTAGATCGGTATCAATTTCTTTTTTAATTTTTTCAAAAAAGTCCATAAGTATATATTAATTAAATTATATACTATGTTTAATAAATTTCAACAAACCATAATTAAAATATTAGAAAATAATTCAGTAGGTAGTGTATTAGGTCAATCATTAGAACCTTTATATAGTCCTCCATCTGATATTACAAATAAAGATAGCTACGCTTCTAAAGATATGAGAACACCTAAAATATTAGGAAAAAAGGTAATAAAAAGAAAATTTCCGGAACTTATAACAAAGAAAACAAAAAAAAATAAAAAATGATAGATACTGGACATTGGATTTTATGTGAAGGTATTGAAATAACCGATGAAACATTTGGATTTTTATATTTAATAACCAACAATTTAACAAATAAAAAATATATAGGTAAAAAACAATGTATTTCTAAAATTAAAAGACAACCATTAAAGGGGAAAACTAGAAAAAGAATATGTTACAAACAATCCGATTGGAAGACTTATACAAGTTCATCTAACGAATTAAATGATGATATAATAAAATATGGTAAAGAAAATTTTACCTTTGAAATTATTAGAATTTGTAATTCCAAATGGGCATTGGCTTATTTTGAAATAAAAGAACAAATTGAAAGAGACGTTCTTTTAAAAGATGATTACTACAACGGAATAATAAATGTAAGAATTGGAACTGCACCTAAACAAGAATTGGATAATTATAAAAATAAAGTAATTATATAGTATGAGTTGTATTTATTGTGATTCCAAATCTTATGGTAAGGGTTGTTTATTTTCTCCTACTAATACCCATGTTCATATGGATGATCCTAATAGATGTATATATTGCAATTCAAAATATGTTGGAGGTGGCTGTATATACAACCCATATGGAAAAAATCATGTAAAATCTCCTGAATTTTTAAATAGAGTACATGAACAAACTAAAAAATCATCAGTTTTGGCATATTTGTATGAAAAAGTTAAAAATTTAAAAAATGTTAAATATCTAACACCATTAAGTAGATTTTATAAAAGATTATCAGAAATAATTTCAAATTCTGGTGAACCATTACTAGAAGCATTTGAATTACAAAATAAACCATCCTTTGATGGCATTTCAAAAGAACAATATATTGAAGCAAATAATATAAAAAATAGATTAGTAGAACAGTATTCGGAAATAAACAAAACTATAACCAGAGCAAATTTATTTTTACCCAATGAAATAGTGGAAGAAATTTTAATTGATGCTATTATGGATAGTTGTGAACGATCAAAAAGTTAAAAATTATTTTTTATATTATTTAAAAGAAAATGTATTAATTTTTGATATTTCAAATTATATAGATGAATTATCAGTTCATGTGGTAGATTTTGTTTATGATTGGGATCTTTTAAAAGATGGTTTAGTAAACTGTAGTAATATTTTAATAAAAGAATTAATACAAACTAAATTACAATTAGAATTAAATAATTTTTTAAAAATTGCTAAGGAAAATAATTGTAAAATATTATCTTTTCTTTTTATTTCAAGTGAAAAGAAAGAATGGCATTCATTTTTTAGTGATCCATCAAAAGTAATTAAAATTTGTAAAAAAATTTGTAAAAAAAATTTACCAAATTACAAAGAATTAAAAACAGAAAAAAAACTTTTTTTAAATAAAAAAGGCAAATTTTTAGATATTCCTTGTCTTATACCTTCCGGTGATGATGAAGAATTTTTATTAAAGGTACTTGACAAATTAAAAACTATTAATAAGTAGTTTTGGTATTTTCCAAATAGATTAAAAAAACCAGTTGACATCTTATTTATCTGTATTATAATTCTATTTATAGAGAGAAGATTTAAATATAATATACTAAATATTATGAATTATTTTTAATATTTGCTAATTCTTTTAAAGCATCTTCAAAAGATACATTTTTAATATTTGTGTAATTTTTTACTGGCTCTTTTTCATCTGGTCCAGAAATTTTTAACAATTGTTCGAATACATTTTTTTCCAATTTGATTATATTTGGATCTCTTTCAAAAGTGGGAGCATTTAATCCAACCGATATGTTTGAAATATTTGTTTTTTTAACCTGATTAGAATATATTTCAGAAAGTTCCATAATTATATACAAGTTTCTACCAATTTGGCTTCCGATTCTCTTCTTTCTAGCAAACCATCCATTCCTTTGTTTGCCCAAAGTCTTTTCATTTTTCTAATTTCCCCCGCTATTTGTTTATATTGCTTGTTTGGGATCAATTCCTTGATTTTTGCCATCTCGACCCTAGAAGGGCCGTTTAAGCTCGTTCCACGGTTGAATACGAGCGATACAATAGCACCATAAGCATCTGGACATAGTTCATCCAGTTTAGGAAATGTTTTTTCTGCTAGTTTTGTAAATTTTGTCCATGTTAGTTCATTGAATATTTTCAATGCCTTTTCCCATTCCACGACTATTCCTGCTTCTCTTAATTTTACAGTATATTCCCTTCCCCTTTCTCCGGTTTTTCCACTTGCTTTTTTTATTAATTCAATTTGATTTTCTGGTAAAAAATTAAATATTTTTTCCAATTCATTTTCGGTATAATAAGCACAATCTATTCCAATTCCAATAGTAGGACCAGATGCTCCCTTTGGCCATGTAAAATGAGACAAATATTTATCATAATATGGTTTACCACCACCTACTTCATATTTTAATAACAAATTTAATGTTTTATCGGATGGTTTTTTAGAGTTCATAATCATCTTCCTTCGAATTTGTTGTAATATGAGTTACTTCGTTTATATCAATCACTTGTTTTGAAAATTCATTGTTTGTTGTATATCCAACATTTGAATTTGAATTAACCTTATAATCCAATATTGTTTGGACACCTAAATAACTAGCAATTATAACCGCAAGTATCTTTATTGTTTCGCTAAAAATACTAACAAATGCTGTGGTTAAAGATGGATATGCTGCGGTTAAAAATAAAACAACTATACTTGCCGCATAAAATAAACTCAATATTATTACAGAACAAAATACCACAAAAAATTTTTTTGAAGATAAAAAATTAATTTTACTCAAATCTTCTTTATATTGAGGTGGTGTATTCGGAGGAACCTCGCCACTATGTAACATGGCAGATGCCGTTTTTGCTATGTTTACTATATTTTGCCACATATAATATATTTACATATCATGTTACTATTACGCCATCTCTGCTTAAATTAAGAGATATTGAACCTTTTCCATTAATTTTGTAATAATATATTTTTACATTATATTGATTTAAATCTGGCATGGGATATACGTCTACATTAGTTACCTTTATTCTTGGTTCATATTTAGATATGGTTTCAATAATATTTTGTCCCAAGCTATTTCCCACAAAAGAATTGACACTATCAAATAAAAATTGATCTAATGATGCTCCAAATTCAGGATTTAATATCTTTTGACCTTTTTTGGTAGTAAAAATGTTATACAAAGAATTTCTTATGGCATCATCATCATTAGAAACTAATATATCACCAGAATCTATAACATTTAATCCGGAACCTATTGACTTAGATACAGCCATATCTAAATTTAAATCAGTATATAGATGTGGTTCCTTTTTGTATTCTGTTTTTAAATCCGAATCTTTAGAATTACTAATTTTAGGTTTTATTAAATTTTCTAGACGAACTGTAGCCATATTAGATAAATACTTATGTAAATATATTATGGATATGAAAAAATTTAATAGATTCGACACCCTACTTGAAAATGCTTTTACTCATTTTTCTAATGGTGGTTTCAGAGAAGGTTCCCCAGTTAAAATCAAACAAGGTTTTTTTAACTCTTCTTATTTCAAAAAGCATTATAGTGGTTCTGTTGCTTTTTGTGAATGGTTGAAATCAATGGTAGACCAAGATTATTTTTTCTTTATCAAAAGAGTTGTTGGTGGTGGATCAGAACAGAATATAAAGGATGCAAATACCAATGAGGGATCAGGTGACGTTTTCTTAGTGTTAAAGTGTGATCCAAGATCGGTACATACACCAACAGAAATGTCGGAATTCACCGTGCCGGGTGATTTTGAATTGATTGAAGTATTAGATTTCGGTATAAATCTTCCTCCGGTACAAGGAGTAAGAAATAAATACGAAAAACCAATTGGTACAAAACCAGAGGTGGTTCAAATTAATATAAATTTGGGAAATCAACCAGAAGATAATTCACTTCCCACTAAAAACGTAAATATTTCTAAATAATTTTTTCAATAGAAAGAATACAACAGAAGAAATTTATTTCGTGATCTAATACGGAAGTATCTCTGTACATATACTCTCCCAATTCTAATAATATCATCTTTTTTGTATTTTCTTGTAATTTAGACGAATAGAAAATTTCAAACATATCTTTCATTAGAGTTTGAAAATCAGAATCAAAATTTGATTGATTGGAAATTACAAATTTTCTTATGCTTATACATGACTCTTTAACCAGTAAGGATTTAACTATTGAATGAGCATGAATCGATGCTCCGCTTGAAAAATTTAAATTTAATGTTCCATTAATAGAAAATCTTTGTAAATCGTTTATAACACGTCTTAAATCTAAGTTTTTCTTTTCTAAAAAAGGTTTTAATAGATTTTTGGTATCATCATCAACCTTTATGTTCTCTTTATTTAAGATTTCCAAGCATCTATTATATGAATCTTCCAAGTTTGGTTTTAAGTTAAAAATCAAACATCTGGATTCCAATGGTTCGATGATTTTATTGTAATAATTTGCGGTTAAAATGAAACGAACATTTTCCGAGTATTCTTCCATTACATTTCGAAGAATTCTTTGACCTTCGGTTGTCAATCCATCTGCTTCATCTAAGATAATAACCTTTATGTTACCATCGAATGATTTCGTTTGTGCAAATGTGATTACCTTGTTTCTGATTGTATCTACACCGTTCTCATCGGATGCGTTTACATAAAGATACTGACATTTTAGTATATCGTTTACTATTATTTTGGCCAATGAGGTTTTCCCAGTACCTGGACTGCCCCAAAGAAATATATGAGGTGTTTTTTCATCCAAAAAATCAAAAAACTTTCTATTATCCTCATTAAGAATAATATCAGACAATTTGGAGGGTCTATATTTCTCAACCCACAGAGTTTTATACTTGTTCATGCCTATATGCTAAGGCATTTTTAGTATAAAATCAATCAATAATTAGCTGCTTGCCATTAAAATTTCTAGAAACAACCTCAAGCATATTGGAATTCTCATCGTCCAAGATTCCATCGGATGTGATGGTTTCATCATCATTAGAAATTACTAAATGATTGATATTGTTATTGATTTCGTATTGAGAATTTGTAATTATATCGGTATTCATACTAAGTATATTTATCATACAACATTACAATTCAATGCAAGATAATAATGAAATAGATTCAATAATAGAACAATTGAAAAGTGATTCGGTTCCTTCAAATTCAATAGTTCCATC